TGCCACACCTAACGCTACAGCACCTGACACTGCACTAACATCATCAAAGCCTTCTACTGGGCCTACTCAAGTTACCCCCACTACACAGGTGTCACCACCTGCGATAGTTTCTCCTACAGTAAATCCAATATCTGATGCAGAGCTTAGTAAGTTAAACCTATTTTTGGCTGCTAAAAGTAGATTAACTGAAATAATAACTAATCCTGCTACATATGACCCAAAAATAGTAGCTGCTGCCAAAAAGGAGCTTTCTGGGTTAACAAAAGATAGGCTTAATAAAGTAGACTATTTATTTGATGGTTTTCCTAGTGATAAAGCTGAACTGGATTTTCTATCCAATGCTCCTCCGTCTCTTATTGCCGATACTCCCGGTAAACTAGAACGTCTATGGGAATTGCGTAATAAATCAGGAAAATTGTTTGCTAATCTTGGTACAAGCAAGTTGCTTTCCACTGCTGGTAATATACTTATTGCTGGTACTAAGCCTGTTAATGAAAAGCGTGCTAGTCAATTAACTGATCGCCCTTTGGATACATTTGTTCAAATAGTCAATGAAAATACTAATATCAAAAGTGACGATAAAAAGCTACGTACTGGCTTGGCTAAATATATAACATTACGTGCTAACTTGCTTCAATTGGCAGTTAGTAGAACTGTTTTAAATGAAGCAAACTCAGATAACAATCTGATAAAACTACTTCAGCTAGACCATCTTGACTCTCTGGGTAACAGTAATAAATACCGTATTGATTTGTTTCCGCAAAATAGACTGTTTTCTTTATTGGCTCCAGTAGATGAAGGGGATACTCCAAAAGTAAAGCTTGACCCTCGCCTTATGGAAACTGCTTCTTTAGCATTTATGCAGTGGATGCTTGGTGCAGTAGATCGCAAAGCTGTTGTTGATGAAAAGACTGTAGCTGGTATTCTTGGTATAGATGAAAACCTTGTTACTGAGGCTCAGATAGCAGAATATTCAGAACGTATTACTAATATTGAGGCTATTGATGCCATTAGTGCTGGTATATTGCGGCACTGGGGTTTAAAGCCAAAAGATAACATTCAAATAGGCTATAGCGAAGGTGTTACTAGAGTATTAGCAAAAGAGATGCTGGATGCTGCTGTTAGTAAGGAATTGATTGAAGCAGGTTTTGGCTTAAATCACAATCAAGTTCGTATTGATAGTAATAAAACTGTTGATAGCTATGGCATAGATAAGTTACCAAAGAATGTTAAGTTAGCTAATGCTATTTTTCCTGATTTAGTTGATAACACTGCTTTTCTTAAAAATGATCAGGTTATGTACATTGGGGACGTTACTGTACCTACATCTAAAACTATCTTGCGGGAGCCTGAACAATTACTTAGTCCTGAGCAGATTAGAGCACAAGACAATAACCAAAAAACTATTCATAGAATAGATGAGGCGTCTTACAAATTATTTATGGGTATTGGGGTAAAGGGGATATTTGATATTCTTTCTTTGCCTGAAAAAACTGATTTACTGAACATAGGTCATGCTAAATCTGTTATTGGTAAAAAGCAGGGCATATCTGCTGTGTTCAATAAAATGAAAGAAGTATACCAAAGAGTTTCTAATCTAGCTACTGATGGTGATGTTCATGGAGTGCCTATTCATTATAAGTTTGAATATACCAGCACAAATCGTTTACAGATGATAGGTAGTCATACACCACAAGCTAGTAAATGGATGCGTAATGTAATACTTCCTACCAACGGAACAATAGATGCTACATACGGTAAAATGGGATATACATCATTCATGTTATCTGTGGCTCAGAATCTTGGAGTCTCTATCCAAAATTATTCTAGAGAAGCCAATATAAGTAAGATAGCTACTAAATTAGACGGTGAACTTGCTGATGTTGTTAGCCTACTTAAAGATAGGGTAATTAATAATGAAGATAGGGTATCCCCTAAACTAATAGAAGCTTTGAAATCAGCCTTGGGATCGGAATTTACCCCATCCTCTTTATATGCACTTCATGAATATGCCCGCTATCTGGCCAGCAGTGAGGCTGATAAAGCGAACTTTAAGACTGGCCTGTATATTGAGGCTGATGGGGTTAATAACGGCCCCGCCAGTGCTCTGATGATGCTTGGTGGAACCAGTGAACTCACTCATGAATTCTTTACCAATGCAGCCCGTATAGGTTATTTTATTGGTTCAGATGACAGAACACTTAACCAACAACGTCAAGAAGACCCTACAGGATTATATGAGGCAGGTGCTCAAGTGTTGCCTACTTTCTTAGCTGATTTTGGTAATAAAATTGATGGCCATATTATACCAGAAGGCGAAAATACACCTGCTATTGATCTCGGTGCTTACTTTGATCAAGTTAAGTATGTAGTAGCTAGTTTACTACCCAACTTCTCTATGGACGAAAATGGTAATTATACCATTGGACGTTCTGTTATAAAGAATCCCCTCACTAAAACTGTATACGGTTCTGGCTCTCGTGGTATGGGTAATGGTCTTCTTAAAGACATGCTAAATGCATTCTACGAGAAGCTATCTATAGTCAAGCTATATGAGGACTGGTATAGTAGTGAGGGTAAGAGTAATCCTAGAGAGTCAGCCTTTGTAGAGGTATTTGGTGACCAGTACAGAGAACTAATTAAGTCAATGCATCGTCTTGCTAGTCATAGCGTAGAAGTTGAGAAAAAACAATTTGTTGTTAAGAATGGTATCTCCCCCCAAAATAAGTTTTTTGTTGAAAATGACTATCTTAATTTTGAGGTATCGGGTACTGCATTTAATAGCATGAGCAACAATATTAATACATTCTTTTCCAAGAAAGTAAGGAGTGCTATTACTGATGTTATGTCCGAAGCTGTTATGGACTCTACTCAATTGTTAGCTAAAGCAACTAGCTTCCATACTGAGTTCATGTCCCATGAGTTCAATAAGCTATACGAAGCTGCTTTAGCTAAAAGAAAGAATTCTGATCACTTGTATAGACAAGCTGATGGTTTGTCCAATGATGAACTACGTGCTATTACAAATAAAATGTCTAAGACATTTCCTTATATAAAAACAACTACACAAAGTTTTAATCCAGTTGGTGCCTCCAAGATAAGTAGTGATAACTTCATAGGTGTTACGTCTACCGGATATAAGGTTACTCCATCCATATTTGTACCAGAAAGTGCTGGTGTATCTGGCATTCCTTACATGATTATTGGTTTAGGAGATGGAAGAACTATTCAGATATTTTCAGATGGTGGCCCAGAAGATACATTAAATATTTATGATGGTATCCATATGGGCTTAGGTAAAGTAGAAGAATATAGTAAGAGAGCTAATTCTGCTGTTTGGGACTCATGGCAAGGTAATCCTTTTGGTGCTCTTTTTCCATCTCTATCCACATTCGTTACTAACTATGACTGGCCTACTTTTTTAGCTTCTGCTAAATCGGATAAACTAAAAATTGCTCCTATCCTAGCTGCACTACATATTAAGTCTGTTTCCGAGTTACCAAATTACATAGCAAATCTTATTAATAATGTTTCAACCTCTGCTAAGAATATAGATGCTACTCACCAAGTTTTAGGCAAATATAAGGCTACTATTGATCAGTTAGCCTCTATAGGCTCACCATATGTTAAATCAGGAGCGGATATTATTATTGATGATGCCTCTATAGCTGATATAAACTCCAAAATATCTTCTATAGCTCAGGCTGATACTAATTATGCCGTAAATGGTATACTATCCGATGTTGCAGCTAAATTTAATGTACCCACCCCAACAAAACCTACTGAGTACAGCCTCAAATCATTTATAGCAACAGGTAGTGTAGCCAATAAGACTACCACTGTAGAATCTCTACTGTCTACTAAATTACTTGATAATGTTTCTGTAAAGTACGGGCCACTAAGCTCATTTAGCGACAAGCTAACAAAAGATGACTTTGGTGGTTATGACCCAAAAACAAATACTATTTATATAGCCTCAGATAAATCTGGTGGAGTTGAGACATTAACGCATGAAATGGTTCATGCTGCTACATTTAGGGCTATTGCCAATCACTATGCCAATCCTGGTAACTCAGTTATAGCTACTGAAGTGTCCAGATTAGAGACATTGATGGGTAGCTTTTTAAACAGGGCTGCCTTATCCATAGACGATACCGTCAGTGGTATAGCGGATAAAATCAATAAGATTGGTGATAGCTCTATTAAATTGAATGAGTTTATGGCATATGGTTTGTCAAACCCTGCCATGCGTGCTGATTTAACCTCTGCTACTGCCTTAAAATTGCCTGAGAATATTATTAATAAATATACTGGTAAGATTAAGCAACTGATAAAAGATATTCTTACTAAATTAGGTGTGCAGGCTCAAAAAACAGAATATGATCAACTTGTATTTAATGCGGTTCATGTGATGGCTAGTGGTGATAATGCTACTATGTCTAATGGACAAATTCTCAAAATGGCTATTGGTGGCCTCAATACCAATAACCGTCTAAATAAGGTTACTGAATTCTTTGCTAGCAGCCTTGATAAATATCTTGATAGTCAGATAGACCCTGCGTTTTCAAGACTACCTCCAACAGGTTTACTTACTAAAAATCCAGGTGAGTTTACTAGAGCAGATAGACTTGGATTTCAAGTATCTACTCTAATTGCCAGCAAATTTAATACCAGTCCACAGGAAAAAGTGGCATTGGATATGATTGTAAGTACCTTGGCAACAGGTGCTAAATTAGATGGTAATATCATGTCTGGTATAGAGCAACTCTATACCCACTTTACCAAGAATCTAACTCCAGAAGACTTCTTGCTAGTTGCCCCAACTGATGCTACCCAAGCAGATACCTATGAAGCTAACGAGATGTATAACCTCGTCATGGGCAACTATACTACAGCTAAAGACGTGTATGGCCGTGGCCAGACACTGCCTATATTCTTTTCTTTGGGGCTAGTGAATGATCGCTTCCGTGATGTGCTGTCCAAGAAGGGACTTCCTGAAGCCATCAAGGTGATCTCTAGTGATACTGATGCGTTCCTAACTAGCTCTGCAAATTTCCTATTGGACAAAATGGATAAGGCTCTGATAGGAACCGCAAAATCCAAAAACACTCAGCAAGCCTTGGATAGTATCTTTTCTACTTTGGTTCAAACTGGTACAGATTCCCTGACGTTGGTTGGTGCTGGTTTAAATAAAACTGGAAGTATGGTTGATGGTATAAATGACAGAGTTGTCTCAGCTATAGAATATGTTTCAGCTAAGTTAAATGATAGTGCTGATAAAAAATTAGCAACTACATCTAATAAAGTTGTAAAAGGTGTTGCCAACGTAGCCAAGAATATTGCTTTATCAATAAATGAAGATACAGCAGCTCGTGTTGGTGAGTTTGCTGTCTCATTGTCTAATCAGTCAAATTTATTTAAACCACTTCAATCTTTAATAACAGATTTTGTTGGCAGGACTGATAGTAACAAATTGTTATATGACATGATTAAGTTTGTTAGATCAAATGCTCAGAAAGATCGTCAGCATTATCGTGAAGAACTGCCTGCCATATTAGCATCACAATTTACACGTAAACTATCTGATAAAGAGTGGACTCATCTTTTCACTGGCCTAGCTAAAACAGATTTAGCACAATTAGTTAACTCAATTGGCATTAAAGATACGGTTTCACTATTGTCTGACCCAACAAAAATAGATACTCGTATTACTACGTTAGAGGCTAACCTGAGAAATCAAGTGCCAAGTAGCTGGCCTAGTATTCAGAAAAAGTCTAAGCAGCTTGCTAATTATATGATGACTGGTGAGCATGGCCCTATGCTTATGCGTAATGCTGATATTATTCAGTTAACTTTAGGTGGCAACCGTAATGAGATTGACTCTCTGGTAACTCTGTACGCTCTACAAAAACTTGAGCAGCCTGTAAAGACTACCCTTACTTCTTTAGTTCAAACTCAGAAATCTGGCATTGATTCCCTAGTCGGCTACCTATCTGGTCAGCGCCAAGATGATATACATCCTGATGCTGCTATTCGTATGAACGTATATAAAGGATATATCCCATCATTGCAAAATGAATCGGTATCGTTAAAAGTGATGCCGAATACAGAGCATGCTGCTATGCTAGAAAAGGGTTATATTCGTACAGGCAACTATGCAGGCTCTATACTTGAGACCAGAGCCTCATCTAGTTACTACTTCTTAAATGCCCCTGCTAAAGCTGCGTTTAGTCAGGGTCTCATACAAAACGTACATAGTACATCTGGTGGCATTGATACTAGAACTCTATTCTCTACTGGATTAGTTGCTGGTCGTATTGTCGACCCTAGAGTAGTAAGTAAGCTAGCCCCGTATCTAAATGGTGATGTAGCTGGTAACGAGAATCTGTTACCCATATTTGATGGTACTGGTAACATCATTGCATTGGAGAGGGCTGTACGTCCAGATCAACTTGTACAACTAAAGCAAGATACCCATTTAGCAAAAATGATTGGTGTATGGCGTGGTCGCCAAGTTGAGGAGTATAAATCAAGAGCTGTTAACGAGGCACTTATTTCCAGATTTAAGCAAATGTATTCTGACGATATTAGTAAAAATCCAAATACCGCTAGAGAGTATGTTAATCTATTTCAGTCCCAAGACCCAATACACAAAGATGCGCTAAAACTAATGCCTATTTATATGAAGAGGGCATTGGAATCTGAGTTTGGAAAAGATACATTTATGGTCAGAAAAGACATGATTGACAGCACCATCGGTTATCGTACACCATCTATAGGTGATGCTTGGACTGGTGTATCTGGCTGGAGTCCTAAGAGTCTCGAATTAGCTAAAAATGTCACTATGTCCATATTTGGTAATAAATCATATGAGTACCTTGTGAATGCAGAGCAGATACTCAAAAATGCTATACAAGATGTTAAGCTGATTATTGTCGTTAAATCTGTAATTGTGCCTGTTGGTAATATGTTAGCCAACGTCATTCAATTAATGTCTAGAGGCGTGCCTATCAATGATATTGTTCGTGGAATGCCAAAAAAAGTTTCTGAAGTTACTTTCTACAATAAGCAACATCTTCGTAAAATTGAGCTAGAAGTCGCATTACGTGTTGCTGAGGGTAACAATGATATTGTTGGTATTCGTAAAGCAAAGAATGAGTTGGAGACTATTGAAGATAGTTTCCGTAGACTAAGCATTTGGCCTTTAATACATGCAGGAGAATTTTCTGCTATTTCTGATGCTGGTATTTCTAGAGATGATATTATTTTGTCAGAAGGTAGACTGCATACCTATATAGAGAACCTTACAAACAAGTTGCCAGATGGAGTACGTACAGCGGCTAAATATGGTTTAGTCGCTAAAGATACTGCATTATTCCAAGGTTTGCAAAAAGCAGTTGAATATGGTGACTTCTTGGCTAAGGCTATTCAGTATGATTATCTGACTACTAATAAGAAACTTAGCAAAGAAGACTCGTTAGCCCGTATATCTGAAGAATTTGTTAACTATGACCTGCTAATGGGCAGATTCCGAGAATATATGGAGAACATTGGTCTATTATGGTTTACGGCTTTCAAAGTACGTTCTACCAAGATAGCTGCATCCATTATAAGGAATAATCCATTCCATGCTTTAATGTCATCTATCCCCCATTCATTTATGCCATCAGGTACTGGCACCCCTATTACTGATAACGCGGTAGCCAAGACTATGACTGGTAGTATTTGGTACTCACTTGGATTTGGTCAAGCATTACGTGCTCCTCAATTAAATCCTTGGTTCAATCTGGCCTATTAAATAAAAAACCCCTGCTCATAGCAGGGGTTACATTTATTTGGTAATCAAGTGGAATACCCAAAGCATAAATAGAGCAGCTATATACGGAGCTAGTAGTACCACAGCTATAGTAATTATTATCATAGCAATAATAATTAAGACTCCGTATAGCAGAGTCTTTTTCCAGCTCATCAGGGAGTGTTAACTGGGCGTTTCAGGCCAGCGAACAGAGATCGCACTGGAGTAACAGATTCGGCTTGTGGAGCGGGCACTACAACCACTTCTGCAACAGGTACTGTTGCAATTGCAATGGCTTCTTTCACAGGATTTGACTCTACTACTGGGGCAAGCTTGTTTTCTTCTTGGGTCAATTGTTGCACCACAGGTACGTCTACTGGAGTAGGCATATCAAATGCAGGCTCTTGCACTGTTGGAATATCAACTACTTGCATAGAAGCAATTACCTTGTTAGGAGAAATGATGTTAATGATAGCTGTAAAGCCATCAGCACCATGAGTAGCAGTCAAATCAACGTAGACTTTCATACCTGCTTTGATATTGACTTGAGACATAACATAGTCTGTCAATGCCTCTTCAATTTCTGATTGAGACAATGTGATTTGCATTATTTAACTCCGGCGAATAAACGCATAAGATTTTGGAACATTTGAGTATGCACTCCTGCATGGATAGTAGCTATCGCATCTGCTACGTGTTCAGCTTTACCTGATACCTCGTTTCTGTATTTAGGAAAATTAGCTTCAGGATACAGAGCAACAGCTTGTGCTATCATCTGATCTTTAGTAGCTAATTTATCTCCAGTGAATACTTTTTTTACCTCTGATGCAGTTACCTCTATCAGTGGTATTCCTAGTGACCTTACAGCACCAAGTATTCCAACACATACTCCGTAAGATACCATTGCTCTAGCTGATTGAGAACCTACAGGTACTTCTACAAAAATAACTTTAGCAGTTTTGGCTATTGGTATTACTACATCAGCCAATTGATTTGCCAAGTATAAATCGCTTGAGTTTTGTCTAACTTGCTTCCCCTCTGCGTCTTTTGGACATACCGTGGTTAGGTAAGGAGTATCAAGAAAGCCTGTATCTAAATCTAGTAGGCTCTGTGCGATTCCCCAGTTTCTTAGGCTAGGGTCAAAGCCCACTACAGGGATTTTCACTTGGAGCCAAACAGACTTTTACGCACTGGAGCACCACTTTGTGCGGCTACGGATGGGCCTCCAGCACGCTTTGGAGCACCTACCTGACCGCCAGCACCCTCTTTGATCAATCGCTTGTCACGAGGCTTTCCTTTGTTACGCTCCAACCAACTGTCATGGAACTGAGCAGTTTCAGCACCCTGACGTGCCTCAACAACTGTCATTTTGGTTTCGGTATGAAATACCTTATCAATGACGTTTACATCACGAACTTCAGCAGTAGGCACATATTCATTACCTACTTTTTCGCTCTTGTTTTGCAGCTCCTTGATGATGCCCAAAGTGACTGTTTTTCCAGTCAATTCAATGAGCACAGGGACTGATTTAGGCAGTTCCTTCTTAGCTTCGTTGTCATAGATATTGACAATTTTATCTTCTGTATCTTGCTCAGACAATGGTTTTCCTGTAGTGACTAGACAAATGTCATCCACAACTGTGAATCCAGGTAGGGGAACCTTTTTGCTCTGATCATTTTTATTCAGATAGAAATTCTGCCCTTGCTTGTTTGTAATGTACAGGGTTTCACGATATTCCTTTCCTAGTACATCCACGATAAGAGTAACGGAATGTGCTCCACCAGAGGATTTTCCAGCATAGGCAACCTTGATTTTACCAGTGTAGGAGTCAGTCTCTAATGCACTAAAACCGCCAAGACGGTCTTGTGCCTCTTCTAAACCTGTGGAACTGAGTTCTTTGAAAAGTGACATAATTTTTTGGAAAGTTGGTTAGTTTAGTGAATTAACTACGATAGAACTCGTGAAGATGCTTCAAGAGTAAAGCAGCATCATTATCCATATAGGTCTGTGACTTGTCAAACATTCCCATAGGAGAACGAATTCGCTCACCTACTGTAGCTTTCGTTGGTCGTGTCTGAAATACATGCTTGTATCCCAGATCACGATCTTCCTCACTTATAGTAAGCAAGGAGGATTTATAGGTATCAAGCTCTTTTATAGCAATTTTCTTTGCAGCAACTACTGTGGAGAAATAAGCTTCGATACCGTTATTTTTCAATGATCCCTTAATGGGAACACTGGTTTTCATTTCCATTGCCTTCTCATCAAGAACATCTAAGACGTGAGCAGTGATAATGACAGGTTTACCAAGAGCAGTAACCTTTTGTTGCATCAGAATTTTGAAGAACTGTGAGAAATCTCCCCAAGCCTTCATCGTGTTTGCTGAATTCAGGACGTACATTGTCTCAAACATGTCCATCAAGAACGTGATTGAGTCAATAATAATTCCTTTTGTTTTTGGTTCTCCGATAGCAAAATCAAATGCTTCATGAACCTGATATGGGTCTTCTACCCGATATTGTTGAAACTTGTTTTTGAATGGTAAACGTTTACCTGCTTCTGTATTTAGATACATCCAATCCTCTTGGTTTGGAATGTTACGTAATGAGGCAGATTTACCTGTGGTACTAAAACCACAGATTAGCACTAGCTGATCGTTTATGTCGATAGAAATGTCTGACATATTTACCTTTATTTAGAGAACCAAAGAAGAAGAATAAGTTACTTTATTTGGCTAGGTTAGCTTACGTTTTTTGATAGCGCCTAGCTACCGAGGTGAGAATTGTGGTGTCTATCTCATCTTGGGGTAAGGGCTTACTCAGCTTCTGATTGAAGGCATGTACCTGCTTGCTGACAGTCACTAAATCCATCCCACTATCCACTAATGCCAGAGCATAGCGAATCATGTTGTTGTTTCTGTTTCCTTCAGCAATACGTTGTGCAAACCAACGCTCCATATTATCCAGAGACTCAACAGCTTGAAATGACTTCCGATACTGCTCGTTTTTGGATGTTTTTGGTATGAATGATAGTGCATCTAATAGCTCACCATCCATGTTGTACAGATACTCACCACCAGAGAAACTCTCCCACTTACGTGATCTCTGATTAGCTGCCTCATCTGCTTTGAATGGCAACCAGCCCATTATGGATTCCATAAACTCCTTATAGTCCTCTGAGTCCAGTTCCAAATAGTAATTGATTGGCAACATTAGCCTAAATCGGTTCTCATCAGGCGTAGAGCGTTTAGTTGTATAAATCATAAACTTATACTTCTTCATCAACTCAGTTGCTATCTTAACACTGATGCCACCATCCACGTCTACTACAACCATATTGAATCCACAGACTACATTCTCTTCAGCTCTATGGTTATTTTTGAATTGGTGGTTTGCCCAATGAGTATTTGGTGCCTGTGCTAGTACATGTAGTTGGTCAAATGGCACCTGCTCGTACAAATAGTTATATGCCCAGTGATCGCTATAAGAGACAGTTATCTTATTCAAATCCGTCTCAGCAAGCATGTCACCCTTGAAGAACTCAATGCCATCCACATACGTCTTTTTAATGACTATATGCTTCTTATATCCCCATGCTGTAGCTAAGGTAATAAGTTCATTTCTAGCAGCAATACCACTCTTATAAAACGGTAGTGCTTCTAGAAGATCAGCATGGGTTACTTCAGTACCAACATCTGCAATGTATCGAGCTAACTTGACATAGGTTTTCTCTCTATTAAGAATTGCTTGGAATGCCCTGCCAGACTGTTCTACAAGCAGAATGGCAGACATTAAATGCTCCATTTCCACTTCGTTACTCTCGTCAATGAATGCATATGCGCCAGCCAATTTCAGTGCCTTGAAGTACCTATGATTGATCTCTGCCTTGCGAATTTCTTCGTGATCTGGTAATAGATCAGCAGCTTTTTCACACTCAATTTTATAGGTAATAAGGCGAATGCCAACATCATCCTCTACACTCATCTTCCAGTTATACATAGCAGGGTCTGCTAATTTATGGAAGTGAACAGCCCACTTATTAATACTAGTCTTGTTATCTTTCTTAATTAAATTCTCATAAACCTGAGTTGGTGTCTGACTATTGAAGGCACGCTTATCATGGTGACCAATACCAAATATGCAACGTCTAGCATATCCGGTCTCTAGAAAGCTATAGAATAAGTCTTCAGCAGTACCACCATCAAGTAACTTGGAGGGTGTACCAAATAACAACATATTTGATGGTGTTTTACCCATCAGTTCCTCACTACGCTGACTATCAGCAGTATTTTTTGTGAGTTTTTGTTTAGTAAGCCCTTGGTCATACAACTCAAGAAACACAGTGAGAACTTCACTAGCATTAATCAAATTAGAGCCAATTTCATCAATCTGAAGATTGATGGCGCCACAATTTGCTAAAAGCAATTTGTTACGTAGTTGCTTAACTGCTGGTGCAGTACCACTATCGAATGTGAATGGAAATTCTCCTGTATTTCTAAATTGCTTCTCAATACGGTCAAACTCCTCTTGTGGGTCTGTACCATTCCTACCAGCACGCTCATTTGATAATTCCCATAGAAATTTCTCTGAGATGATGGGAAAAGTATCTTCTACAAATCTCTTCTGGAATCCATACATGAATTCTGATTCAATGATATTCACAGAATGTCCCTTACCATAACCAGATGTAGCAAGGGCCAGTGCATAGATATTAACTGGAATCTCACCACGATCTTTGGTTACAATAACTGCTCGCATGTTACTTGCCAACTTTCCAAAGAAATAGGCAACCTCAGTACGAAAGAACCCTCTATCAGTGTTCTGTGTTTTATTACATAACACCCCCACAATATCCTCCAGTGCAGGATGGTGTGTGACTCCAGTTAAATCTATCATAATCCGTACTTGTCTTTCTGTGTACAAATAGAAAACGCTTCGCAGTAGCCACAGCGTTTAGGTTCGGCGGGTACTGTAATAACAATGCCCTTACCCCCTTTGGATGCCATAAATGTGCGAGCACTCACAGGATCATCAAAGTTTTTAGTGGAGCGTCCATCTGTTTTTGTTGGGTCAGAGTAGTATTTGAACTGTGGGGCTGAACGCCATAACTCAGCGTCTGTACACTCAGGAAGTTCCTTTTCAGGAACATCTTTATACTTAGTATATAGTGCCAGCTTATCCTTGATCCACTTCTCTGTATCAGCAATAGACATTAACGGAATATCTTTTGTTTCAACACGCTTTTGTGGATACGCAGGATTAGACCGTGCATCTGATTTTTTCCAATCAGTAAAGATGTAGTTAATTCGTATAAAGTCCTCAGTGATCTTATCTGGATTTAACCATCTATAGATACTACCTTGAAGCTGGTGTTCATCATCACGACCACCATATAGCCACGTGTAGGCAGATGTGCTCTTATAATCCTGCACAATTCCCTCCGCAACCATGTCGAACTTACCACTAATAGTATATCCATCAATATTACGAATAGCACGTTGCTCCAAATAAATTGGAATCACGTTTTCAATGCTATCCAATTCTTCCTTGGTAGGATTAATGCGAATTCTATCAATAACAGCTTCCGGGTATCCTAAAATAGACAATGATCGTTTATGTCCTAGCTTCCATGCTTTTTCAATGGAATCATGTAGGGAATGGCCCAAAGCTCTTGAAATAAAATCAACTACATCTACTGGTTGAGTTCCCTCAATACGCTTTGGTAATATAAGATGACGCAATGGACGCATCAGCTTGGTTGCCGAAATATAGTTCGGCTTATTGACATAATCATACTCGTCATGCAGTAACCAAACTGCAAGTGCCAGAGAAATGTCAGTGTTATTAGTGATAGTCATATGCTACTCCATGCTTATCTATTAAATTTTGCCAAGATTCTTCCAGCATAGTGGAATATTTTCTCAGCCCCATATTTAGCATTATGTCCGGGCTTGCCATTATCTTTACGGGCATTAGCACTACGCCAAATCTCTTTAAAGATGTTTGCCTCATCAGGATTCAACTCAAGAGCCTCAATCAAATCTTCACATTCAGCTTGATATGGTCTCTGCTGTTTACGTTGTGGGTGCTTTACTTGAGCAAGGTAGTAGTTAACTTTACCACCAGTCAATTCTTTTTGTTGGCTCAACATTTCAGTGACTGTAATCATTTGCGGATCCAAAAAAATCATTATCAATGGGGGATTTCTCTTGTTGCTCATGGCCTTCAGGTGGTGCCTGAAATTCTTCTTGTGTCATCTCCCCTAAATAACATAGACTGGAGATAACAACATCACGTATTTCAAGCTCAGGATTCTCCATGCGATTGAAGAACTGTAATTGCAGTGTTTGCTGTGCTCGTCCAATCAAAGCAACTGGAATATTTTTCTCTGTATGTGATACCACAGCGTTAAGTTCAATCACATTGACTGATTCCTGATTAGGTTCAGAGAATACAATTTTACCTGTAATCAAATGGTAATGCAGTTTTTGTGATGCTTCAGGGATTTTCATGGTAGTTCCAATTTATGCAGTAACACTGCGTAGTTTAGGTTCATCTCTGAACCAAAGAAAGAAATAGTAGCTTTATCATTTTGAAATGAATTTGCTAGCTAGATCAATAACTTCTTGTTCTGTAGCGTGATTAGGAATAGTCATCTCTTTACCCCAGTGTGGATAAAATATAGATAACTCACCCCCCAGCTTAACGTCAGGATTTACAATGTCTGGGTGATCTTGCCACTGTACTGCCTTTACCAAATGCTCATTAGTATATAAAATGGCATCTATGTTATCTTTAATTAGATAATACTGTGCATCGTGGATGTGAGCCGATGGCCGAATCCACGTACTATAGCTGCTTTTACGCACCTTGCCCATGAATTCAGAACTTGCTCTGGAATTGAGCAAACACCAACTTTGTCCAAGTGCATTGCCTGCTGTACGTCCCTCTGCCTCTGCCTCATAGGGTGTTTTGCTGGTTCCACGAATCACTTGATAAAGCAGTGGTGTACGTAAACGTAGCCCGAAGGCTGCTGTTATATATCCTAACTTACTTGCCTCATCAAGTTTATCCGAAACCCACTTATCACTTATAACGTATAGCTCATGGTATCTGGCTTCAACTAGCTTTGCTTTCTTCTCATCAAAACCACAGTTTTTAATAAGAGTAGCGTAAGTCCCTTGATAAGTTAAGGCAAAGGTAGGAGCTTTTGAGTCTTGTCTGTAGTGGGCATATTTATGTCCTTTTTCCGAGATTGAGTTAATACTCGCTACAGAAGTAGAATCAATATCAGGCATACTATCACCAAAGTAGGCTACAGCCCTCAAAGAATGACCATCATAACCATCGGTATATACCTTTAGTTTATTTGGGTCTTTAGTCGTTAGTGCCGATATACGATCTTCAAGGGATGCAAAATCCAAGCCACAGAACAACCATCCGGGTGGGGCTATGAAACAACTTTTTACCAATTTACCTAGTGACAATTTACCTCCTGATACATATGGGAGAATTTCATTACCAAGTAAACTTAGTAAGTAATCACTAACTACCATCATCACATTAGCAGGTATGTTCTGTAAGTTGGGTCTACTACTACTTAATCTACCAGATAAAGTGCCTCCTAAGTTAAAATTACCAAATAAGTAATGCCAACCATCAGAGCCTAGACAAGCACCCTCTAATGCTGGTATGAACGCAGTCAATAGTTTATTTACTGATGCGTAGTCCAGCATAGCTAATAAGAACTCTTTAACTTTTGTCTCAGTGTTATGTTTAGACAGTGCCTCAAGTGTGTCTCTATCAACTGATGGTTGTTTAGCATCTGTTAGGCCAATCACAGGCAATCCCAGAATGTTAAATAACAATTCTTGTAGTTGTGTCCCGGAGTTAGGATTAAAAGTAATCTCCTTTTTTATAGCCTCAGAATCTTCTGCTGCTAAAAGCATTTCTTGAATTGTTACTCTTTTAATCTTCCATGTAGAATTTTTGAGTGTAGTAAATTTCTCCAACCTATGATACTCATATTCCTTAATGAGTAAGCTATTTTTTATGGTTTGTAGCGCTGTGTCCAAAACTACCGTCAATAGATTCTTTACCTTAGCTACTTGAGGCATGTAGATAGGCATACCTGTTAATTGCATTTGAATAATGTCAATAATAGCTGGTTTAAACAAGCTTTCGTACACTTCTAGTTGCCTATCAGCTACCATATTACTATAGTGTTTTTCATGTACGTACCATGTAGCTAAGGCGTCTACCAAATTATATTTTAGTAGCTTTTCTAAAGGTATTTGACAAATATCTGTTATTTCATCTACAGCGTAATTACCAGCAAACTCTTGGGCTTGATCTTTCAAGCCAAGTTTATTACCTGCACATGAGTTAGTTGCCAAGTAGGTAATGAGTTTTGTGTCATCCCAGTTACGAAGCATAATATCAATACCATCAAGTAATCCTTGCGTATCCAAAATATCATCCATAAACAATTGATAAATCAAATTGTATACATCGAAGGCGATATTATGATAAATCGCTTTTTCCGTAAGCTGGATGAAAAATTCTTTAAGCAGTGTTCGTACCGGAGCATTGAATTTCTGCTCTCCAAATGGGGCTGCTGTGGCCCCTTGGATAGGGCTATAGTCAACTGCGAAGGCTACGCCTGAGTGCTTGTCCCAAGCAAAAGAAATCGTTCCTAGACCTGCTGTAGGGTGCTTTAAATCGAACGATTCAATGTCGATTGTGAGAGGCTTTTCCATCTCAAGCAACTCCCTCAAAGCATGCTCAATCTCCTCTAGACTATTTGGATACCATGCATATTTAATGATATTTGATCCCGGTGGAGAATAACTACCCTGTATATCAGATAACATCGCATCAATGCCTTGGGTAATCTTATTCTTTATTTTTATTGGATCATAAAAAATAGCTTTATATGATGGTACATACACAACCCTATATCCTGGATAAATACAGTCATGTACATAACCAATATTGTTATCTACCTTTTTTATTTTAGCTAATATTTTAAAGTAATCTCCATCAGTCACTAGTATATACTTAACTCCCCAGTCAGTAAGTACAGGCAGTAACTCTTCCTCAATATACTGCTTCATCTCAGTAGTAGGTGTTTTTTTCTTTACCTGACTATAGTGAAGATCAAGTACCATTACAGATGCTTCATCTAGTCCAGTATTTTTGATGTATGCATCATGTATCTCTTTAACTTGTATACTAGATACGAGTATTGCTATAGGATATGATTCTTTTTCCTCTTTGGAATAGACGTGGTATCTCATTTATGCCTTAATACAATAAAGCACCTACTGCATATACGTGTATTTTTTCTAACGTCTTAGCAGTTTGGCGAATTACCCTCTCATTATGAAGACTGATGTATTCACGTTGTCGAGAAAGTAATTTAAGTTGTGGAACCAATAAAACAATAAAGTCAGGTAATAAATCCCGACAATCCTGTAAGCTGGGTGATTCTTTGTTTACTTTTTTCAGTAGTATGAATAGTGTTTGTCTTATCTGCCGATAATCCAAATCTATCAATCTCCTATCACTAATAAAGCTATTCATTTCTCCAGTTAACTCATGTGCTAGTCCATCTCGTTGGCTCCGTACAATAGATGCTACATTATGAGTCGATAGACAGTAGAATGTGCCAGCAAATAGGAAACCTATTGAATTTTTATTAACTATCTCTGAGTGCATCCTGATTAAATTATCCAATGATGCTGATAGTCTTCTTCGTTCTGGTTTAAATAATTTATCCAATAACTGCTCAATGATTTCATCCATAGTATCACCTTACTACCCCACCATACTTATTTGCTAAGTCACCAAATAATACTACTCTGTTTCTTGCTCGTGAAAAGGCAACATACAATAGTCGTGCTACAACATTTGGTTGATTACTCGTACTCAGATTTTTCAAATCAATGAATACCGTGTCATAGCTACTACCTTGAGACTTATGTACCGTAGATGCGTCTCGTTGACGTAAATCTGGGTAATTATTTTTTAAATTAAAATACATATTCCAATTCTTAAGTCTTTGAGAGTAACGAATTAAGTCTGCGTAGTGCTTTTGATCAATAGGAACATCAATATCACGTACTATTCTAGTTCGTGTTTTTAAATCTGTTTTCAAAATATCTAGATACTCACTATCTGAAATTTTTACCTTAGTGGGTTTGTAGTCTTGTTGGATTATCTCTACTTCCTCATCCACAGATAGCATTGACTTACCTACATGTATTGCTGAATTATTTACCAATAGCTCCCCTACAGTGAATTCTTCAGGTAAATTACGAATATCTCGAATATGCCTATTGAACTCTAGTACCCGTGAATTAGAGTATGCCAAAATTCGTGATGTAGTAGTCTGTTTGCTGAAGTGGGTATAGACTTCATTTTCAGCTTCCTCACCAGAAAGCCAATCAATTACCCCCGGAACTTCCTGAATTGGCTTGAATACACCCGTCTCCACAGTGTCGCGAAGCTGTTGACATACGTGCATCAGGGTAGGTTGGCCAGCATTGCGTACAGATTCTGTAAGGGCAAAGAAAGGCAGATTATCCCGATAAATTGGAGATATTGGCTCCATGACTGGAGCAAGCTGACAGTGATCCCCTACATAAATAATCTTACAGTTGTGGGTGCCTTCCAGAATAATATTTCTCAATTCTGTATCAATCATCGAACATTCATCAATAAATATAATTTTGTTTTGATGCACAGTCCATGCTGCTGTTTTAATCAAAGATGATTTACCAGTAGTAAAATTATCTTTAACTTTAAGAGCTAAGAAAGAATGAATAGTGTCGACTTTATGTTGTGTAGATTCTGTTAGAACATATGCTGCCTTATTGGTTGTGGCCGCCATGACTACGCCATCATATTCAGGCGCAATACCTATCAACTCACACATCTTGAAATACTTTGGCATGATCTCATCAATCATGTGGCCCATCATGTAAGTTTTACCCACACCACCTGGGCCACTGATGATTAATTCTTTACCCTTATTAGAGAGCAGGAAGTTAAAAAAACCATCAGCAGCAGTTTGTTGTCCTGCATTTAATACAGTTTTATTTGTCATATAGGTTTATAAAAAATACTCCCCATTTGCTTGGGGAGTGTTAATAATCGGACTAAATATTAGTTAGCCCAGTTCTTGAGTTCACTCACTTGTTTCTCAGTGATTCCAAGAGAAGCCCAAGATACTTTTGCCCTTGCTTTATACTCCAGCAACTCAGAAGCCAACAAGGTACGCTCACGTCCTTTAGCCTGTTTAGATTTGGTGTAGAGAGCTTTAGCCTTCTCAGCACGAGTAAGTGTCTTTGCTTTTTCTTTTGGTTCAGATTTAGCTTTAATAATTACTGGTGTTTTCACAGTAACTACAGCTTTTTCTTCTATAGCTGTAGCAGTATTTTCTGTCACTATTTTTGCAAGTGCCTTTGGATTAATTAAAGTAGCTGGCCCAACAAGAATCTTGTCAACTGTTTGAACAACAGGATCAACTGAAGTAGTGAGGTTATTAGCCACAGAGTCAGCTACCTCTGTTTTTGTCATCAATGGTGTAATCACAATGCCTGTTCCTTTTTGCCCAGTAATGAGAACATTTTCTATCTTTCCAATATGATCCCCAGAAATTGCTTTACCAAGAATACGTTTTGCATCTTCCCCCTCTGTGAAAGACTTTCCTGACTTAGCAAGCTTAAATGCCTCATCGCTAAGTTGAAAAATAATATGGTAACCGCAAACACGCATCTTGTTTGGGGTTCCCAAAGGAACCGCAATCACATCTTCTGGATTGACCTTTGCGATAACACAAGAATTTCCACTAAAGGAGGATAAATAGCTTCTTCTTGCTACATGCAATCCGCTGGAGCACTCTATACGACGATCATGATCAATTAGTGACTTATCCATACAGACATAGCTACCAACCTTTTGTGGAACTTTTCCTGTGTAGCAATCAACAAAATGATTACCTGATTTATTCAGGATTTTGTAGATAATAATAGAACCATCATCTGCAATAGGTAAGTCACCTTTCTCCATAAATCTCATCAAGTCTTCAACTGAGTGACGATACTTGCTAGAAACAGCAGATACTCGTTCCAAAAACTTGTCTATGCCTGCATAGTTTTTCAATTCACTAGCAGCTTGAATCTGTGATTTAATCATTTCTACATTATCAATAACCATATTATTGACTACAGCAATAATAGTTTCATCTTGTGATAGAGGATTATTGAATTCTGGTGAACTAGTTGGTATGGCATGCTGCACTATTTCTTCTACAACAGACAATACTTTTTTAGCAGCAATCTCAGATTCCTTGTCCACAATTTTGGCAATCATCTCATTCACCCACTTGGAATCTTCAACTGCCATGGTAGTTTCTTTTTCTGGTTCAAGTGGTTTATCTAATACCTTTACAGATACTGTTACTGGAGGAACTACTTCAACTTGAGTTTGTTTTTCTTCACCAGACTTAAAGAAAGCATTCAAATGCTTTTTGGCTACTTTAAAGAATTTAACGATACCACTAGAATTTTCTTCGTGATGTTTAAAAGTATTAACTCGCTTTTCAACGTAATTATTTAAGTCAATTTCAGCAATCTTGTTAGCTGAAAGAATTGGAATAATATCTTTGATTATTCTAGAAAGCATAGGATCACCTTGCTTAATTTTATGAGTAGTACCGTCTACACAGTACAAAATCATTTCAGAAGTATCTACTACAGCAGCGTTAATTTGGATTTTCATGATTCTTGTTTAGTTAAAAGTTTTGAGTAAAAGATCAATCAAAGATTTTGATTTACTACTTTGAGATCCTAATTTATTACTTAGCTCATGGATATCTACTATCTCTAGCCATGCAGTTTTACTAATTACATTTGCCACAAGTAATATTGCAGAACTTGGTTTAATGGCACTAATTATGTCGTTGACTTCGTTAATACCATTGTAGCTGGCCAATAGTTGCCCATTGGTTCTGATTTGATAGAATAGTTTAATTAATCCATTTTCTTTCTCGCTAAGGTTTGTGTATAAGTTTAGTGGCTTAGACAACTCAGAAAAACGTAATAACACATGTATAATTTCTAATGATGTATTGTTAAGTGTAGTCAGATTATTGACTATGCTATAGCTGTTAGCTAAAAAACGACGTATTGCTTTATTGTAAGTAAACTCTTTTTTAATTTCTGCTAACAAAAAGTCTGTTACAAAAGGCACTCCAAGTTTTTTGTACTTTTCTTCTTGTACAGTAGTCCGGCATACACCAGCCACATCTCCATATAGTCTTACTATGATTTCGGTTTCTGCCGCACTGAACTGCCCAAAACGCAATATATTACTTTTGTTAATATGGACAATGAATTTAGGCTTACTGATCCGCTTAAGTCCATCACTATCTTTCCATAGTGGGGATAGATCACAACTTCCCCCGAATTTCACTGCTGCATTGGATAAGGTAGGTAGCCCTTCTCGCTTCTTTTGTAAAGTGACTTTTTTAGTAGATTCCCAATCATATTTTATAGTCATATCCACAAATTTGGTGTCTCTTCGACTACGCAACATGTCACGGATTGCTGCCAACTTTTTATTTTTACGGCTAACATAAACAATAATGCAGTTTTTTATGTTTACATGCGGCGCTATAGTAATAAGACGATTTTCATCAAATTTTCTGATTGTTGTGAGTATTACTACATTTTTCACAAATAATATGCAGTCTTGTATTGGTACTTCACCCAATTGGTTAATTGAGTATGTACCGTACTTGCTGCTATAGCATTTATCTTTAGTGTATCGTACCAAAACATCATCTTGATCGACGCTAGTATCTATCGCATATAGGTCTGCAAGCAATGTACCATAAACTCTTTTAATAAACCATTTTGAAGTAGCTTCAATTAGTTTGCAATTTTTGGCTTCTTGTAGTAAAGACTGAAGTAGACCATTTTTACTTGATCTATCCTTAATCATATGTTCAATAACCCGAATCAAAAGTGTCTTTCTATAGGCAGTAGACATAGGCTCACCATATGATACTATATAGTTAGCCATTTGCTGCACAGAATGTATAACAGAGTTTATATCACTTCTTATCAACTTAGGTAGGTTTCTAAAAGAAACTTCTTTCTTGTAGTCTAGCATTGCTACTTGCTGATTAAGTGCTCTGACATAGCAGCCCTCTATGTTTCTATCCACATGTGTTGTGAATTTTTGCAGAAGTTCTTTTACTGTTTTTACAGTATGCTCCTGCATAGATAAGGACTCCCTGCTTGGCGTAACAGAGATAGTATGAGCAGGAGCATGCAGTATCAGAACAAATTCCTCTAATATGGTATTACCTAATTTCTGCAATTTTTTTACTATACTCTCTGCATGCACTTGCTCTGCTGTATACTCGTTATTGTATGGAAGTGGGTAAATAATATGCCCATATTTTATGTAAACAGTATCATATTTTGCTGCATCGCTCACCAACCAACGAGTAGCCAGAGTAAATTCATTTATTCCTTTTGAAAATGGAATAACACCCGCTAAAATGTCATTCACTCTAGCCTTAATTTCACCACAACGGACTATCCTTAGTACATCTACATAAAACTCAGATACATCACAATACTCAATCGACACCTTCACAGTTAGTCCTGTTTCGTCTGATGGTATACTAACTACTGGAGTAATACCAGGCTTCCCACCTACTTGAGCAGAGGATTTGCTAATCTGGTAAATAGTTTTAACGCCACTATTGCATGATATGACCTCAAAATGATCTGTATAAGCAAATGGAGACTTGCAACCTAGTCCAAATCCTCCAGTTACCTCTCCATTGTCTTTTTTATTTGAATTTCCGTATACACCGTAAATTTCACCAATCTTATCCTTGGGGATACCATGTCCAAAATCTTGAACCATGAATCCATCCTTGTTTACAGTAATTTCTATAGGTATATGGGAGATACCAGCTTCAATGTGAGCATCCCATGCGTTACAGATCACTTCACGAACAACGGCTAAAATCTGATTCGTATACAGGGATGTTGAGAGAATATTAAAAAACTCTGCTGAATTAGAGATACCAAAATCTATTGTCTGGCTACCTCCAATAATAGCATGGGTAATGTGATCTTTTTCGTGAGTGACTTGCATGTTAATTTCCTTAATATCAAATTAAAAAGCCCCACTACATTTAAGTAGTGAGGCTTATACCCACGAAAAGCGATAACGCATTAAGTAGTCAAGTGTTTCCAAGAAACTGGAAACAGCGGTTCTATGATCGAAGCAATAATCTTGCCAAGCTCTTGTGCAGGTAATTTAGCACGGCTATCAGAATATTGATTGCATACTCGTGCCCAAAATTCTAGTGAACCTGTCCAAACGACAGTTGTCATTATATTCAATGGCAGCGTGATACGAGCCTCTTCGTTAACAACACCAATTGATAGGCTATCTCTATAGGAATTAATGCAGTTATACACTGCATTTTCTGCATTCCAAGCTGCTTCTGATTGTTTTCTGATTGACCCGTCAGAATCTTGTTTAATATCTTTAGACTGTGCATGCCAAGTATCTGGATACCATACTTCAGGGTCATCTGAAATGTATCTACGAGATTCCTCAGACCATACACCACCTACTTGATGTTTAACAAATTGCCGAGCCAAAAAGATAGGGAGGGTCATGCGAATCTGTACATGGGGATGAGCAAATGGTGTCCAGTGCTGGGCCTTGTGCTTGTATTTATGTAGCATGTCGGTTAGCATAATTCTTCCTGTAGCTGTATCTACTGACTGTCCCATTGAAATAACGGTGTTGATGATTTTATTTAAAAAATCATCCCATTCATGATCACGGAATCCTGTTGCAAGAAAGCGAATAAAGTTAGCATCTAGTGGTTTTAGTTCTTCAACCATTAATCCAGCACCATTTTCAAATTCTGCTTCAGTAGTGTAACGAGTATCCCACTCACTTTCTTTACTGGAGCTGACACGAGCCGCATTTACTACAGTTAGGTCTGATCCCATGTGGTCTAAATATTCTGCTGAGATTTTTGCTGACATTTCTTTTCTCGGTTTGATTGTTTATACGGATTATGATCTTTACAGAACACAAGTCCGTCTTTTATAGAAGCGCCTTTTCTATTTGTAAAGACGATCCTACATCTTATACACATAAGCATAGCGTAGCTAGTTCCGGCCATTATTTGCTATCTATTGCGTATATTGGTTTATTTTCTTGATTCTGATACTTTCCTGTGTAGCGAGCCGGTTCACTTAATTCATGGAAAACTACCTGAGCTATTCCAGAACCCGCTTCAATAATTAAGTCATCTTCCCCCTTGTAAACAAGCTCTAGAGTTAGAAATCCTTTCCATCCAGGCTCAATGACAGTATTGAATACAGACAAACTTTTACGCGCCCATGTAGATTTATCATGCACAATGCCCATTAAGTTATTAGGTATATCAAACTCCTCAATGGTAGAAGCTAGTATAAATCTACCAGCATTTATTTTATTTAATTGTTTATCTCCCTCTAGCCATGTAATTGCAGCAGTACGCCGAGTATTGTATCCTAGACCTCGTTTTTTAAAAATAACAGTCTGTTTAACACGAATGTCGTATCCTGCCTCACCCAAACCATAAGAAACACCATTCAGTGTTTTTTTAGTTGGTTCCATGTTTTTGATTGGTGCTAAAGCAAGTAAATTTCTACCATTGATAACCATAATCACCTCGGTATGTGAATTATTTTTCCAAATTCCACTTGAGCAGTGGGGTTGTTCACTACTACCCAGATAATTGGAATAGGCTTATCCAATTTTCTCATACTTGGGCAGTACAAATCAGAAAATATGATTGCAGCCGTTGGCATAGTCTCTTGAATATGCTCACGTACTTTAATCAATGATGTTCCGCCTCTACCTACAACAGTCAGTTTGTCAAACCGATCATTTGGGGTAAAAACATCTACTTTTTTGATAGTGGTATCAAATTGTACCACTGTAAGTTTCTCTGGATTGAATGTTTCTTTGATGTATTTAACTTCAGAATTAAATCTCATAATTTCTGAATCAGTTACTGATCCTGATACATCAAAATAATAATTAATACTCTCCAGTCTTGATTCATTCAACTGAATAGATGGTAGGTACATATCTTGATAGCGTCTATTAGGTCTTCTCCAAGAATGATCTTCTTCAATTAAGGCACTGAAGAATTGAAACAATAATGTCTGCCAAGGAACAATAGGTTTCAGAAACTTATCAATTAAATGATCTACATCTATACTTAATGTTCCAGCATCTTTATTATTTTTGCTCTGGTGTACAGCACGTATTACGTTATTAACGATTTCATGCTGTTCTGATTTACTTATTTCTTTAAGATCGCACTCTCCATCTTCATCTTTCCAAGATGGATTAGGCATTTCTATGCTGTTTTGAATAATGTCATTGTAAATGTCTTCTTCTGCCATTACAGAGTATTGCTGATTAATACAAGGCTTAGTACCATCAAATGTATAGCCATCATTTTCTAAGGCATTGTTAATAGAAATATCACAAGCTTGATTCCATTCCTTGTGTCTTTTACCCTCTGCACGAATCATATGCAGTTTAGCTACATGCCATAACTCATGTACCAATACTGTTTTTCGTGTATCTTCTGATAATGAGAGAAACCAAGTAGGATTCCACCTCAATGATTTACCATTGGTAGATGCCGTTCCGGTCTCCTCACACCATATAAAGTCAAGAGAGCACATAATAGAACCAAGAATAGAAGCATTACTTCCAAGAAATACTTGTGATTTGGTCTTATCAAGCAACCTACTCAGATCGGTATTCATTTTGACTCTTTAGCCAACTCTGCCCAAACCAATCCCATGCTGCGTTTTTTAGGCTTAAAGTGCTCCACAGCCTTTTGTTTTGCAGCAGCTAGGGAAGAGGCATATAAGCCTATCTTCTTACCCTCAAAGCCAGCAACATAAGGTTTATCAATTGGGCCACGTTGGTTGATAGGTGTTGGGTTAGGCATATAAGTATTTGGACATTTCGCCCATAGTTGAAACAAATGCTTTGTGGTGACGCAATTCTGGTTTTCTTACCATAATTGATCGGAAGAATAGTACACGAAAATCCATAGAAAACCGTGATACATATACTGACAACTTATCAAAGTTGCTTTCATCTAGCATCTCCATCATATGTGTCATCACTGCCCACTTAGTAGCAGCGTCATATGGGACTGGACACATTTGAGGATTAGCAAGAATATCACGAATGTTAACCATTGTGGCGTACACTTTAGTAAACTGAATAAAGTCTACAGCAACGCCACTGGTAATAGTTCCACTATACAAGGAAGCCTTGGCTTCTGTAACATCCTTTTTATGAATAAGGCTATTCATGAACTCCCATGTGCGCGGGCAACAGAATGTTTTTTCGTTATGATCTGGGTTGAAGTCCATCAATTTATTTGGATACTGGCTCAAGTAAGCAATGATACGAGAATCATAGTTTTCCTTTAGTGCTACATCTAACAGCCACTCAGTAAAATTGATTTCCATTTGTAGGTGAATCACACGAGACTGCATAGCTGTGCTAATTGGATTGGTAATCGCCTTATCCGTTGAGAGGTTACCAGCAGCGCATATGAGCACATTTTCATGTAGAGGCACCTGTCCAGTCATCCTATCCAGAATGAGCTTGTAGCAGGCTGCTTGCACCCCTCGGCTAGCAGAATTGAACTCATCCAAAAAGAGAATCCACCCATCTTTTCCTTCGGGTAGTGGGGTTCCAGCAGTAGGAAACAACTCAGCGAATGGTACAAATTGTGCATAACCCTTCTCATTAAATTTAGGTAAGCCGCTAAGGTCTTCTGGGGCAGATGTGCTCAAGCGATGATCTATCAAATGCAGATTACACTCTTTAGCAATTTGCTTAACAATGCTTGATTTACCCATGCCAGGGGATGATTGTATGTACGGAACTAGTCCAGCCTCAAAACACTCAATAATATGTGATTTGACTTGTCTGGGCGTACTACGGTATAGACTATCAACGCTCATAGTGCAACTCTGGGGTTAGTGGCTCAACAGTTATATGGCACTCTGTAATGCCACCTTTAAAATCTACACAAAGCAGATCCAAAATATTTACTACAGTCTCAGCCAATGACCTGCAAGATTTATGTGATCTGTCGTGGTCAACAATCTTGATAGTCTTGCCAGGGTTAGCTAATGCTTCATTAATGATCTTTATGGCAATACGTGTACTCTTACCTGTATAGCGATCAGTACGAAAGAATTTATTGTTCTCATCGTACATCTTACGAATTAACTCATCCTCTGGAAGTAAACCAGTAGTTTTACTTACTTCTATATCGTTATTCATGTATGAATTCCTGTTTAGTAGACAACTTCAGTAAGTTGATCTGTCAAATACATATTTATGCCACTATTCTGAGATAACAAGGTAATATTGTCATCTGAGTGTAGTACAGTAGATTTAGCACCATTTAATGTAACTACATCTCCCCCTTTCAGTTTGACGAATCTTCGTGGTATAAAAAATCCATCTCCTTGACCTAATCTGTCAACAGTAAATAAGATATTTCCTCTATCCATACTTACTTGTGTAAATTGTAGTTTGTCGTCTCCAACCAAACCATCAAAGTAAACGTAGTTTGATTTACCACATTCTTCAATGGCTAAATAACTTTCATTCACCTCATAAGGGCAGTCGTAATAGTCAATGATTTTTTCTAAAAATACAGCTTCTGTATTCATACTTCGCATAATCATCTCTTGATCTGCACTATCAGGATAGTCTGCTCGTGTTAGGCAGTAAAACCAGTCTTCTTCTGATTTAACAAAAAGAGTCATAATGTAAAATCCATTAAGTTAATGATAATAGCCAGAACCAAAACAAAGAGAGCTATCCCCTGAATAGCAAATAGCACTTTATCTATCCTATCGTTTTCTAACATCTGTTGATGTGCTGGGCAGTTGTAGCTATCATTGCAACCATAGTCACAACAGTTTTGGTTGTACTTGTTAGACTTGGCTTGACAGTCTTTATCCGATTTAATAGTCATTAGTTCTCCTAATTGAAAATGGCGTCACAATAAGCAGTGTTTCTTTTTGTCTTGACATTAGATAACATAATGTTTGTTTAGGCGCTAACCCTAAACCGCCATTAAGATAACATATTACCATGTCTACCTGTTGATATGATATATGCAATATACTAACTTAATGTCTCTATCAATAGAGCTATACTATTTAGTTACCTCAAAAAAAAAAATAGCCCCTACTATTTCTAGTAGGGGCTAATAAAAGACTGCTTTCATACAGTCTAAGGGAGGAAATGGTGCAAGAAACGGGAGTCGAACCCGTATACCATAAGGCGCTGAATTTTAAGTTCAGTGTGTATACCTTTCCACCATTCTTGCGTTTAACTATGTTTATTTATAGAACCAATATTGGTTCGTATTAAATATGTATTTTTTGAAAAAGAAAAACACAGATCACACCACATGTATTATGCATGTGGTGTGATGGCCAATATAGTAAAAATATTACTGGGTTTATTGGCGGGAATATAAATCAAGACGGTGATGAGTTGTCCCAATCTATACCCCGATCAGATGGCCGTAGTAGATCATCCCTGGGCGAAGATATCTATAGACTAATATATATAGTCTAACAAGTATCTTACTGCTGCCCTTCTTAGGCGGAGATAAAGCCCGCCAATACTCAGATGGGTACATCATTCCCATCAAACTTTTTAAACTCTCCCAGATGGGGAGTGTAGGTATTAAATTCATCAAAAACATAAACCCCCCTTTCATGGAAGTGTATTTTAATTGGCCTGCCCGGAGAGATTCGAACTCCCAACCTACTATATAGAAGACAGCAGCTCTATCCAATTGAGCTACGGGCAGATTTTGTATGGTGCCATGTGTGGGATTTGAACCTACGATCCCTGAATTATGAGTTCAGTGCCTTAACCGCTTGGCTAACATGGCAGATGGTGGTTGATCTTTCCTATAAGCAGGATTTCTTAAGGAGACTTCTAACCACTTGGTAGCTAACACCAAGCAGATCAACCACCAAAAAAAGAACTAACCCTGTTGAGCCAGTTTTTACTGAACCCCTAGAGTGGAGTTGAACCACTATCTTGCCGTTTTGTATTCTAGCGACATTGCTCTATCCGCTTTGAGCTACTAGGGATAACTGTAAAGTATAGATACTTGTTAGTACCTATAGTTTACAGCAGCATTTTGTAGATGCTACTGTTGTTGCTGATTACTCAGTAGTTTCAGCAACTGAATCTGATTCGTCTTCAGTAACCAAATCAGATTGCGTTTCAGCAACCTCTTTTTCCTTTGGTTCCTTGGCTGCCAAGCACCATACGCCCATAATGTCCTGATCTAGTTCCTCGTCTCTATACACGCGGACGAGGAAGCGACGGTCATCCTTGGTACGACGTTTGTAGATGGCAATTGCTGAACTCAGTCGAGCAATGGCTTTCTTGGCATCCTTACCAAATTCATTGGTCAGATCGGAGTCGCCAACTTTCATGCTAGCGAAGTCGTACTTCGATTTGCGCGGAGCGGCATTGGGATTGACGGTACGACGGGTCTTGGGCAGAGGGGCTTGTGTGCGAACAAATTGCATGATAGTTTCCTAGTTGGTTAGTTTAAGTAGCATCTTGCTACTGGTCTAGAGTATATAACCAAATTTGGTTCAGAACCAAAAAAAGAAAATATTTACTAATTTTTTGATCAGTAGGCTTTGCCTCCGGTAGCTTCACGGGCTTCAGGCTTATGGTCAGGACGTTTTGCGTTATAGGCTAACTTTTCTGAAATGGCGCCACCAATATCAAACTGCATAGCACCTGCCAAATCCATGATGCGAATAACTGCATCGGCTAATTCCACTTCTAGCATAGTACGGTTAGGTAGCTTGTCATCCATCAAGCCTTTGCGGTGTCCCTCCATACCTTCACTGATTTCACTGTGTACTAGGCACAACTTCTGTGCTACTAGAGCAGCAGCAAGAAGCTCTTGGGAAGCATCTGCTGGTTTACTAATTACAGATGCTAGATCAAGACCTGTTTTATTGTCCGACCACCAGCCAGCTTTATATGCTGCTTTATGGCACACGTAGGACAGAGCGTTCATGTTAATCTTGATACCCATTACCTATCTCCAATTACTTTTGTTAAAGAAAAATGTACTTCTGTTGTGGAGATGTAACTATCATCTACAGCTTTTACAAGATATTTTTCTAGATATCTTTTGTGAAAACAACAGGCAACACCCCAAAAAAAGAGATACGAGTTTCCATGACTATCTCAGAAAAAAATTAACTACTCCATGTGGAGTAGTTAATTGGTTAGCTTAAAGCGTACTCTGCTTCAAGTATGTCATCATACATGTTAGGATTTACCTTACCCAACTGCACCTTTCTGCCAAGAACTTGACTCATCATCACGCTGAGAATCTCACTTCTAGAGATCAGAGCAAGCTGTAAGTTGTATTGCTTACGCATGTCATTAGCATACTTAGGCAAACAACGAAAACAATCGTGGATAGACATGATTTGAAATGGCTCATCAGGCAAGCTATTAATCAGTTCCATCAAAACACCAACATCAATTAGATCAATGTTGTATTCTTCAATGTAATCAAGAATCCTTGCACTGAGATAACCAGTAGCCTCATAGTGTGACCACAAAGTTCTGACCATATCAGTATTTTCATTCTCAACCATACAAATAGCAAAGTCTCTAAGAGCAATGTCCTTTACCTTAGCAACCTTAGCAGCATTGTAGCTACAGCGGCGAGACATTTCACGTACAATCATGCCATCCAAAGAATGAATAGTATTAGCACCTAAAGAACGACCTTGCTCAGTGGGTTTATTTACCTTACGGTATGTAGTGAATGGTTCATTAAAGAAGTTAACATGCTCCGCAACATGATCAATAATCTTTATATGCACATGGTAGTTATCGGCCATAACCCAGTCATAGCTTAGAGCCGTGGAATTCCAACACCCAGGCATAGCTTCATTCAATTCCCACGCAGCAGGAGCCATTTCACGCATCACAGCGATAAATGTGTCTAGCAAGGGGCCAGCACCAAACACCCTTTTTGGAACTGCTGTGGAGCCGTATAAGGCCGACATAATTGCCTCCTTGACCATCGAACGCTGAATCTTAGCTACTTCACCTATTCGATTACACATGATGTTATAGATGCCTGTGTAGGCATCTTCACGTTTACCTGTGTTGACCACATTACAAAGTTTGGCAGCAGACTCATCTCCAGTCAGCACAGCAAGTAGCTGGAATCCTGAAGATGTAGCATCCAGTGATACAGGATAACCTGATGGTTTTCCCTGTAGCATACTATTCCAAGCTGTCAACCCTGCGAAAAACAATGCAGGGTTTTCAGCACTGTCAATCAAGCCCACTAACTTGTCTTCATTGGCATCAAACCAATCAATACGTTCTTCCCAAGTGGATTTATCCAACCCATACTGTGAAGCAATATCAATTTTGAGATACTCTCGTGCTGTGAATTCTTTCATTGGTTCCTCTTATCATGAATTTACTTTATAGCGACTCTCTTCCAATATATACAGCTCCTAGTGGTGCTGTATTATGGTGCTTGTTTTGAGCTTCTATTCAATTAACTCCTTTTGTGCAAACTCTACACATGCTTTATTCCAAGCAGTTCCTTGATAGTTGACGTGATAGCCCTGGCAGTATGTCCTGCCTCGTTTGTCATAACGATGCGTCAGATAAAACACATTAGTTACGCCAGTAATCAGCTTAATGACATGCTTTGCTGATTTATCATATTTCTCAAAAGCTCGTTTACGCTTTTCAAACTCTTGATGGGTCTCTCCTTCCTTTAACTTATCAAGGTTTCTCCACTGATTACGGATGAATGTAACTACATCCATATTCAGAGAGAAAGTAACTTGATTGAGTCTGTTGATATGATCAAGACATACATCATCATCATGATGATTGTCTCGCAGAATGATAGATAATTTACCATTGTAGTAGCCAGTACCTTTATTGTTCTCGATCAATCGTGGTCTGACTACCATAGGTAGTGGATATTGATATCTATCCAAGTCCTCTTGGACTTGTGCAGTTAAGATAAACCGCACAATAAATATCTTCAAATCCACATTCCATTCAACAATGCCCACGTCAGCGCAATTCATTAACTCATTTGCTACTTCTTGGGCAGTTTTGAAGTGATTTCGCATAATCCCCATCAAAGTTGGAAAATCACATCTTTTATGCAGCGCCATCTGTACTAGCACATCAATGCCAAATTTCACATCTATACCAAGTCTATCCAAATATTCATGGAAGTCAAATTCTTTACATTCTACGAACTCCTTTCTTACTCGTGGTAGAAGTTCGTTTTTACTCAACAGCTCTTCAAATGCTAACTGAGCAGCTAATAGGTTCGCCATAAATTGTCTCCTTAACTGTCGTTACTTGCTTCACTAACACCATTTCAGACAAAGCATTACCATGCTTTTCTTTCTGTTTCCTATACCATTCTCGTGCCTTCTCTTCTTCAAAGAATTTCATAGCAGTTGCACCACGAGAAGTGCGGTAGAAAAATTCAACTTTCATACGTACCCCAATACTTGTTGTAGTCGCCGATCCAAGGCTGCCAATCTAAATCAAATTCTACATTCTTCGTAGCTCCTCGGAACAAGGGAGCAATATCTCTATCTTTAAAGCCAGCTAGTCCACATCCAATTCGTGTAACTCGGAATGTAATCTTTCTATGTCCCGCTGCATAAGCTAAGAAGCCATTCACATAAAGATGAATGTTATTTATTGGCAATGCTTCAATTGCATCATCCTTAGTAGGAATAGCAAAACTTTTTCCGTAATGCCCATAGGATTTACCCCAGATAGCACCATGTTTTTCCATTGCTGTCTTTGCAGCACCAGCAGCGTGTAGGCCAGCTTCATTGCTACCAAATACAAATACAATAGTCATATCTTGCTCCTTATCTCAGTTAATCTAACAAGCCTAACTTCAGCAGAACTAAAGTTATAGATGTAGGCGTTATACGCCTCCTCTAAAAGAGGATGTTGTTTTGATTGGTTCACAATATTCGCATGTTGTCTATGTCCTTCTTGATATGCGTAATACCAATCAAATGTATTTAACTGATGTACGAACTTATCAAAGTCCGTAGTAGTTAATTCAGCTATCATTTACAGTTACCATATCACCGAAATCATCAACTACTAGCTTGCCTTGTGCAATTGCTTCCATAAATGCCTTTCGTTTTGGATTAAGGTGTTTAGCAGTATCCTTTATAGATAATGCTACTGATCTATCAAAAGGTAGATCAAAAGTTCCATAACAACGAAGTAACTCATATTTCAATTCCATTGAATGTATCGAATACTGCCTACAGTACGATGTAAAATTTGAGCACAATCCTTCGTAATCTGGAACTATCAAGTTCCCTACATTATTTAAATCAGAAACTGCTTTTAACCACTCTTTAGCGAACTCTTTCAATAAGGACATTCTTTTTTCCTTGGTTCATAGGTTGTTTTCTCAATTCCATAATGCACTCGTTATGCATTGTGAAAATATCTCTGTAGAAGTTAGGAGTGCCACCATATTTCTTAGCACGCTCTTCAGCAGAGGGCACCAACTTAATTGGTTTATGGCAGTGTTTACACAGATGTTGCATGCTTTTTAATCCAGTCTAGTCTTGATGCATTCATATATATAGCTCCTTTATGACACTCAATGACGTATTCAATACGATTTTCGTTAAATGGATATACCTCACTTAATTCTGCTTCATGGAATTGATCATATAGACTCTCTCGGTAATTATAGCTAGTCGTATTGTTTTTAACAACAAATATGATTAAGTTACTGCATAAACCAGTCTTCTCCGAAAATGGATACTCGCTCTCACCAGTATCTATCCATTTCAAAATTTCCTTGTAGAAATCAGTTAACATTGAATCTCTCTAGAATAAATTTATAACAGAGTATTGCTTGCTCTTGGCTAGCAATGTCAAATACAGGTATGCCTAGTGATTTAGCAATTCTTATTGCTTGACCAGTACCACCACTACCTAAAGCATTTGGTGTCCAGCAGATAACCATATCTACTGGATCATTCAAATTGATACCAAGAAGCTGATACACATTACGTGTATGTAATTTCTTAGCTGCTATGCTGCACCTATCCCATGTAGGATGGGCCTTAGAGGCAATTTCTAGGGCTTTATCTGTCCAAGGTGGGACAATGAATCCATTACGCACCCTGGCCCCATTGAACCCATTCCAAGGGATGAATATCTCTTTGTTTCCTTGGTTCTGATCACAACCCAGCTCAAAAGCTAAGTCAGCCCCATCAGCATGGCCAGATCGAAGAACACAACTACTAGCCAGAGATTTGCCAATGGCAAACATGTCTTCCAGAATGTTCTGTGGAGTCCGACGACTGCCTATTCCAGCGTACTTATACATTAGGTAATCCTTAGTGTAAATTGGTCAAAAAGTTCAACTTGTTTTATCGCTGAGTTGAAATGAGATTGGCGAAGCCCCAAAAAAAGAAAGAGCTAAAAATGATAGCAGTTTAGGCTATCAACTTCAGATTAACATTGTAGTTAACTAATTTGTATGCCATACATTTGCCTATCTATCCAATAGAATAATTACTGACTACCTATTTCTAGGTAGTCAGTATTTCATTAAAGCACCAATGGCTTAATGAATTGGTTCACATTGCTTGGAACTGTTGCCTGCGGAGCAGAGATACGCCGAAGCTGAAGCTCCAATGCAATGGGACGATCTTCGCCTTCAGCAAGCCCTGCACCGGCTTCAATAAGCAGCTTGAGCAGCTCATTCCTTGCCTGTTGAAATGCAGCAAAGTTTTGATTCTGGCTGTTTTCAGAAAGCATCTGCATGGTATCTACTGCAATACCAACAGGCAATGATACAAACCGATTCTCCTGCACTTGCGTGCCATCAGCCTGAATAGTCACCACTGGAACGTGATATCCCACGTTGAGCCAAAGCTGTGCTTTCGGTTTATCGCCACCAGTAACAGCAGGCTTTGCCACGTTACCAATTTGCGAATTCTTCATCGAAGCAAGGGCTGCTGCGAAATCAATACCATTTTGACTAGCCATGAAAGTCTCCAAAATAGCTGTGTATCCACGAATGCGGACTTAAACACCACCAATACGTGCCGTAGGCACGCCACACCGGAGCGAAGAAACGCACCGAGAGCAAGGTGTAATTAAAAAATAAGCTACCCATCAGGGTAGCTTAGTATTAATAGGCAAGTATTACACCTATGGCTATAAAGCACACGATGCAAATGAGCATATACATGAATTCAGGATCACGTTTCATATTTATACCTTTAAACCAGTGAGTTAATACCATACTTCAAGGCAACATACTCCTCATGTAATGAGGCGAATTGCTGATGGTATACCCACACGTATGCTGGTAACCTGTCATGTGCCATATATCGCTCCAAAGTAGAATTGTCTTCATGTGCTAGTTTGTGCAACTCAATGCGAATTTCTTTTCGCAATGCAATCATGCTGCTTACCAGTTGAGTTCTTTTCATTGAAGTGCTCCTTAAAAGTTGAACCAAAGTAGAAAATTTTCTACCAATACATGCCGCAGGCATGCTCTTATTATTGAAGCAATAGTTGGAGTTAGATTTTCGGGAGAATTAGTAAAGCTATTGAAGATAGCTAGTTGATAGGTTTTAACTATAGTAATATAAACTCAGTGAGATATCACTTCCCAAGTTATTATTTACCTATAGATGAATAGGTAAATAAATACCAATAGTTATGGTAACTAACCTTACTATCTACCTATCCTGCATGCGTACCCGTACCCGTACCCGTACCCGTACCCGTACCCGTATTTGGGTACTGGTATTAAATACCACTACTAACGTAGTGGTATCTAGTAGCGTAAAGAGTTACTTCACGCTAGCAAGTGCAACTCGTACACGTTCCTTGGTGGCAAGAAACAGCACTTGTTCCTCTGCACTGAGATTGAGCGCCTTGATCTCACGTAAACGCTCTGCTTGTGCCTTGGCTACACGATCTTCTGCCATTTCATCACAAAGGATTTCCATAGCAGCATAATCCTTGCGCTGTTGCTTACTCTGCATTTCTGCATACTGATTCAACATTTCTGCGCCAGTAGACGCAGCGTTGAGGGTTGACGTAATCACTGTTGCTGATGACGTAACAGTACCGAGCAAAGCACCAAAGGTTGCTTTAATAGAAGCCATATTCATTCCCCAATTGACAGCACGAAGATGTGCCAATAGCTACCGCAGGTAGCAGGTGTAGTGGGTATACCATACCGGGGGGGATACATTCAGCTACTGGGGGGTAGCTGGTGTAATACAGTAAAACAGAACACAGCAACAAAAATATTTGTAATATTTTTCTCTATATAGTTTTTCAAAAATATATTTAAAAAAAATTCTATATAAAAAAAAAATGGGGAGATAGAGTTAACTATCTCCCCAAACACACATCAACGAGAATCAGGTACGTTTAAGCAAGTACCTGTTTGCTACTAGATCAAACTCTATACACTTTCGTGCCGGAAGATGAGTTCTCTAGTTGTAGCAGTTATATCCCCACACACTACTTGGGTTGGTACTCTCGGCTAGGAGAGTACCTACTCATTCTATAGTAGATTCTTTTATATTTTATGGTTCTGTGTTCACACAGAACAATAGGCTATCCCATCCCTGTTCTTTCAAAGGGATTTTCAGATTTAGCTAAGGATAGCCTAAAGTATATACTATGGGCTTCATTTTTTTAGGGGATGCCCATGGAAGTTGAAAAAATTATCGTTTTAGGATGCATCCCAATGGTTCTTGGGGAGTTCATCGATCTGATGGATACCGTAGCAACGGAGGAGCAAGATCGCTGCTCTGAGGGGTTTCTAGTGACCCTGCCAACTGGGCAAGACTGGATTGCCTCCAGTAAGCTTACTGATATGCATTTCACTAATAAGTTAAATTGGAAGATGCCATATAAGTTGGTGATAATTGAACTACTGGTACTTCAAAAGAAGTACAAAGAGTTTCTTTCTTTTATTGGTTCAGCGCAGTTCAAGTTGTTGCTTGAGGAAGATAAATCTGATCTAATATGCAAATGCACGGCTCTTGGTGAGTACCTATGGTTTACTCGCAAGCTAATTAAACGTAACTTTTCTGGAGAATAACCATGCTTACTAAAGATCAAATTGAAAAAGCAGTACCTGCCCATTTGAAAAGCAACATCACACAATCATTAGTTGATTTAGTGAATAACATTTCAACTGACCCTGAGTTTGCTGAAAGCGTAAGAAATAACTTCATCTCTTATACCTCTGTTCTGAAGGATGGTAAGTTTAAAACAGAAGACTATGTACATGCCGTAGCATATGTTAGTTACAAGGTGATGGGCTACACAAACCAAGATGCGTATGCCAGAACATTTCCTCAAAGATACGCTGCCTTGATTGCTAAAGGCACTGTTAGTAAAGACATTGCTGCTTATGTATCAGCATATAACAAGGGTAAACTTGTCAATCTGATTCTTGAACAGACATTAGTCCCCACTTGGGTGTTGAATCAAGACCTGTACCAGAAGGCCATCAATGTGCAGGCCGACCTAATGGCTAATTCGATGAGTGACAAGGTGAAGTGCGAAGCAGCGAATTCCTTGCTCACCCACCTAACTAAGCCAAAAGAGGTAGGGCCACTGATTAATTTTGACATGCGAGAAAACTCTGGTATGAATGAAATGCGAGAGTTACTTGCTAAAATGGCACAGAAACAGCAGGAACTTATTACCGGTGGTGTACCTACCCATATTATCGCATCCCAGTCTATCATTGATGTGAAGGCTAAAGACAATGGCACTCATTAAGCAAAAACTTGATGAGTGGTTAGATCAAGTTAACTACTCTGGGTTAAACTCCAATAGCTATATACCTAGTGATTTTGCCCTAACATTTATGAACTTCATTAAGTTAGTAAATGGTTCTGTTGGAGAGTCACATAAGACACCTCCAGTACATTTAAAGATGCTGGATAAGATGATAACCCCACAATCTTACATAGCTAATCTATGTTTTCGTGGTGCTGCTAAGACAACTTTATTCATGGAGTATTTCACCCTATACGTGAGTATGTTTAATCACCTACCTGGGTTTGGTAAAATAGATGGAATGATCTATGTTTCTGACTCTATGGAGAACGGGGTAAAGACAGCAAGAAAAAATATTGAGTTTCGCTATAACAATAGCGAGTTTTTACAACAGTGGGTTCCAAAAGCATCATTCACAGACAACTACTTAGAGTTCCAGAACACAGAGGGCAATGTTCTTGGAGTGAAGATGTTCGGTGCCAAGACTGGTCTTCGTGGTACGAAGATTTTTGGTAAGCGACCTGTTATTGCTATTCTTGATGACTTGGTTAGCGATGATGATTCCAAGTCTAAGGCAGCAATGATTGCCATTAAAGATACTGTTTACAAGGGAGTAAACCACGCACTCGACCCCACCCGGAGAAAAGTAGTCTTCAATGGCACCCCATTCAACATGGATGACATTCTGATCGAAGCTGTGGAGTCTGGGGCTTGGGATGTAAACGTGTGGCCAGTATGCGAAAAATTTCCTTGCACTGAGGAAGAATTTGTCGGGGCATGGGAGGATAGATTCTCCTATCAGTACATCCAAGAACAGTACGATATGGCCGTCAAGACTGGAAAGTTAGCTTCATTTTTTCAAGAGCTGATGTTGCGAATCACATCGGAAGAAGAAAAATTAGTACAAGATGGGGATATTCAGTGGTACAGTCGTAAAAATTTACTGGAGCATAAATCCTCCTTTAACTTCTACATCACGACTGATTTTGCTACATCTGCAAAGCAGACAGCAGACTATTCAGTCATCTCTGTATGGGCATATAACTCAAATGGAGACTGGTTTTGGGTAGATGGTACATGCGAACGACAGACGATGGACAAGTCAATTGATGATTTGTTTCGTTTGGTTCAGCAATATCGTCCACAGCAAGTTGGTGTAGAGATAACAGGCCAACAAGGTGCCTTCATATCTTGGATGAAGAATGAAATGATGAACCGGAATATCTGGTTTAACTTTGCCTCATCAGATAAGACAGGTCATACCCCTGGCATACGTCCAATCACAGATAAACTGTCTCGATTTAACCTTGTTGTTCCTTGGTTCAAAGCTGGAAAAATGCATTGGCCCGAGGAGATGAAACATAGTGTTATAGTTGGCACGTTTATGCAGCAAATTCGTTTAGCAACGTCAAGTGGTTTAAAAGGCAAAGATGACTGCATAGATACAATTTCTATGCTTGGATTCTTATCACCATGGAGACCATCAGATTCAGTACCTGCCACCAAAACTGAAGTGGATTTATGGGAAGATGAATACCCAGAAGCCAGTCAAAATGCTTTGGCCACTTACATTGTTTGAAAATCATGCGCCTACGAGATTTGTTTGAAAATTTGGTTAATGGTGAGTTATCTAACTTAGCAATGGCTACTACTTTAGTTAGTGACACTATTACGCCAGACCATAAAAAAGTAGTCATCTACGCAAATGATGCTCTTATACGACTCTATTCAAAATTTGTTTTGAAAGAGAATGATATTATTATTATCACCCAGAGTGGTATAACAAATTATCACTTGGATAGTAGATTTTCTATTCAAGGGCATGATGGTAAGTTGATAAGAGTACCGTATATACAAGATTTGCCACAAGAACCTTTTACTAATGATGTAGTGAAGATACTTGCTGTGTATGATAATAGTGGTTGTGAGCTTGCCCTCAATGATGCTGAGTGCTATAACTCTGTTTACACACCACAAGCAAACGTTTTGCAGGTTCCAAGACCCTATGATGGGATGGTACTGAGTGTGCTGTATCAGGCAAAACACGAAACCCTATCTATAGAAAATATAGAACAGATAATTGAGTTGCCTGATGTATTGATTAGCGCCTTTACAGCCTATATTGCTTATAAGGTACATAGCCATATTAATACGCAGGAATCCTCTGCTAAAGCTCAGGAACACCTGACCTTATATACATCACTAACTGATGATGTTTTGCGTGATGACACTGTTGGTGTTAGTATATCTGGCACTAATGTTAGATTTCAAAAACGTGGATGGATTTAATCATGAATATGCGTACAGTATTTAATTCTTGTGGGAGTCAAGACTCATTAGTAGATAAGCGTATAGGCAATGCCTTTGATACGGTACAACAAGTTGCCCTAAATCTTGGAATGCTGCAATACATTGTCGATAACATGGAGGCAATCTATTCTGCTGCTACGCATGAACCTATTTTGAGTCCTGTTCCTATTATCTCATTTATCTCAGCAAGTTATGTAGCAGCAGATCACTTAGATGATCGGTATAGACATGTTAGATTGAATAATACAATTAGTGTGTCTGTGTTAGATATATATGGACTTATTGAGATAGGCTCATGGTATCAATTTAAAAATACCAAAACAACTGCTATTTCCCTCATTGGAGGAACTTTTAACTTACCTTTGGGTACTAAATCAAGTCTTCGTGCTAAAGGTGAGATGCGTATCCTTAAAGTCTCTGCTACAGAGTGGGATGTTGTAGGTGATATGGAGGCAATATAATGAGATTTGCTATGACGTGTAATCAATTAAATCTATTACTGGATAGTAGTAGAGTTATTGTTCCCGTATATGTATTAACATCATCACTCAGTACCATAAACGAGGGGGAATCTGTGCTATTTAGCTTGGAATCCCAAAATGCTGAGGTAGGTACAGTAGTTCCATTCACCTTATCTGGAATGACCTCCGGTATTGATTACACTCCTGTAGCAAATTACTCTTTTATTGTTGGTTCAAGAGATTCAATTACCGTAACCACATTAAGTGATTTAACTACGGATGGTGCTAAAACATTAGTTATGTCTCTAACTGGCAAAGGTGTATCTAAGTCAGTCTCGGTGCTAGATACTAGCATAGCACCTCCGCCCCCATCACCAATTTATACCCTAGATTCCTCTGCTAATTCTATAGATGAGGGGGCTAATTTGGTGTTCACTCTTGGTGGCACTAATTTGGTTAATGGAGATGTAGTTCCATTTACTATAACTGGTATGGCCAGTGGCGTAGACTATACTACACTAGCTTACACTTCTTTTATTGTAGGCACTAGAAATACCATATCAGTAGCTGTATTATTAGATGCCACTACTGATGGGCAGAAAACCTTTACTATGGCTCTCACTGGAAAAGGTGTTTCTAAATCTGTAACTGTTAATGATACGTCTTTAACTGCTACACCTCCACCCTCTCCTGCTCCTGCTCCTGCTCCTGCTCCTGCTCCGAGTGGGCCAAGTGTAATAACAACAGGTACTAATATACCTATTATTGAGGGTAATCGTGCATACGGTAACTTTGTAGTTACTCCGGCTCTAGCAGCAC